TACTGCCCGATACCCCAGACATCTCCCGTAACTCGATGCCGGCATTCTCCAGGCAGGTTCTGGTCCAGCCGTCCAGAGTGTTCTTCGGCGCGATGATCAGCACCTGCTTTGGCGCCGGCTCAGCCTGGTGCAGCACCTCAACCGCTACCAATGTTTTCATCGCGCCGGTAATGGAAGCGTTGAGCACACCCCGGGAGGGCTCGGCCAGGATCTTGGCGATGTCCTTGCGCTGGAACTTGTAGGGCTTCATCGGTGGTGGTTGCCGTGATATGGCGGGGTGACCGAGGTCCGGCGCCAGAACCACCAGGTCGGGCAGGCGAAGGTGATGGTGTCCTCTGTGTTCTCAGCTTTCCAGTGATAGAAGCCGCCGTACTGGCCCACGAACTTGTACTTGATCATGGCGTCTCACGCTCCATCAGGTCGATCCCTCGTGCGGTGGCGTCGATGTAGCGGAGCACATCCTCCACGCTCGCGCTGGTGTAGACCCTTCTGCCGCTGATGAAGCCGATCCGGCAGCCACCCTGAAAGTGCTGGTAACTGATGCCAGGAACGGTAGGGGTCGGTTCGATCGTTTCGATGGCGCCTATCTGTACATAGCCGATGTCCGGCAGGTTGGTGAAGAACAGGATTGGCGTGCTCATCCCAGGTACGCCTTCTGGATCTGCTGAGCCTGCTTGGCTGAGTACAGGTTGATCCCGCGGGCGACGTCCAGGTGGAACTCGGGGACAATATCCGGGTGTTTGCGCAGCCATTGCCAGATGGACTGCTTGGTCACCCCGCACAGATCAGCCAGGTTCTGTTGGGTGTAGACCTCGATCGTCCATTTGTTGGAGCGGTGCAGTGTTGCGGGCATCAGGTTGTGCGCCTTTCATTGGGTTTGGGGGTGGGGTTGTCACGGCAGCAGCAGGGAAAGCAGGAATAGCAGGGACCAGAAGCCGAACACCATCAGCAGGCCGGCCAGGATGACATACCCGGGGTGTGCTCGTTTTCTGGTCTGGGGGTATCGCAACCACAGCAGCGGTGGGAGGTACTGCTCGGGCAGGATCACCGGCCGGCCGGTCAGGTCCATCGTCAGGACGTCGGGCAACTCCCAATCATCGAAACTGATGGTGCTATTGGGGTTTCGCGGTCGGGGTTGTGGGGCCTCGTGTACCTCGATGAGTTGGAAGGTCTCCAGGTCTCTTACCCACATGACGTGTCCAGCGGCACCACAGACTTGAATGCCGCCGAGTAGGGGATGTAGTGGGTGGAGCACACCCTGCAGATCAGTCCGCAGGTCAGGGCACGCATGTCATTCAGGCAGCCGGAGCAGAACACCGCGGTCCCGTGACAGATGCTGACCTGCCACACTGCCGGCCTCGTGCAGGCGGTCCCGTTATCGGCTCCGAAACAGGTGATGGCAAAGTCCAACTCCTGCAAGGCTTTTGGGAGGGGTGTGCTCATTGGAGCACCGCCGGACAACGTTGGCAACGGGTGCTGATACGGCGCAGGTGAATGGTCCGGCTGTCATCGGTGACCTCGGTTTCACGTACCCACCAGTTGTGCCAGCCCAAGGTGCACCGCCAGGACTTGCGGCGAGGTCCGCCTCCCGCTCGGGTGCCCATCAGAAACCCCCGGTGAGCAAGATCCCGGCGAAGATGGCGAACGTGGCGAACAGGAAGATGACCTCCCAGTTGCGGCGGATCATGCGTCGACCTCCCAGGCTTCCAGAGCCGCCACGATGATGGACCCATAGGCTCTGGTGGGTGCGGTGGCGATCGCCACACCCTTGTCATCGGTGATCAGGCAATAGACCCCATTCCAGGTGGCCTCGAACCGGTCTCCCTTGGCTGGCAACTCGGTCGGATCGGTGGCGTTGTCCACGGCGGTGTCAGATGCCTTCATGGTCTCGTTCAGCGAGTTGATGGCGTCCGCTACCGCGATGGTTGCTACGACCTGTGCAACCTGGGGTGCGCTGCCGACAATTCGCAGGGCTCGGTTCCGCAGAGACTCATTGCGGGTGTCGTCGGTGATGCTCATGTTTCCTCCGTTGGTAGGTGGTGGTGCTATGGGTGTTGACGGTGCTTTGGGCGAGTACCCGCCAGATCGGGGTGCGATCCAGCCTCTTGGTCTCATGGTGTTTCAGCTATCTGATCCATGAGTTGCTTGAACATGCCCTCGTCAGCAGCGATCAGGGCGTCCAGCATGGCCAGGACAGAAACATAGGTGCCCCTCCCGTCGAACAGGTACTTGGCCTGTTCGGTGGTCAGTCCCAGCCACTCCCGGGCCACTTCCTGAATCTTTCGATAGACCACGATGTCGGAGGGATTGTCCGCGGGCTGGACGTTGTAACACCGTCCCGCGATCAGACCGTCCGCGGTGTCCTCCAGCACCGGCCGCCAGCCGGCCAGGATGATTGAATGACCCGCCGCACAGGCGGTGGTGCCGCAGGTCCAGGCGTCCTCCCTCTCGAATCTGGGAACGTGCCGGGGCGGGTTGGCAACGCGCACCCACCAGCCCTGGTCCAGCCGTTCGGGGTGTGCTGCGATTCGCTCCCGCAACAGGATGCAGTGCGCGACGTCAGTCATGGTGCGCTCGTTTCGTTGGTAGGTAGGTGGCAGGCTTGTTCGGCGTTGATCAGATCCAGACGCAACAGGACTTCCGTGTCTGTTCCCTTGTCCTGGATCCGCAGGCTGGCCGCATTGCGCTCGGCAGCCGACTGCTTCGGGTCGATATAGATCAGTAGGTTGGCCAGGGTGTCGTCCTGGTAGGAGATGACGCGCTGAGCTGCCGCCAGAGCGACCGAACACGGATCGGTCGGCGGATTGACAGTCTGAGCACACCCAGCCAGTGAGAGCGCGAGAATGGCTCCCAGGATGGCGCGCTTCATATCCGCTCCCGCAACTCGTCCATTGCGTCGGGGTCGATCTCGTCGGGGTCGCCGTACACCATCACCGAAGTTTCGATGCCCTGTTCCCACCATTCGTTTTCGATGGTGACGAGCAACTCCAGCACCGCGGTAACAGAGGTGCCCAGGATCATTGCTGCCTCGTAAATGGTGGTCACTTCGGCTCCGATCCGCAATGCTGCCAAGAGGTCACGTCACGCCGGCCGCAGTAGACGCACTCCATCACCTGCGGTTCGGGTGGTGTCCGGTTGTGGCCTTTGGTGAACGGCTTTACTTTGGGCTTCGGCTGGTCGGGGACCGGGATCATGTGGTGGGTCATGACGACTCATCGATCAGCCGGTCCAGGAACGCCAGCACACCCGTGGTGGTGGCACGGGTCTGGAAGAACAATCGGCTAGCGGTGTAGTCATCCAGGCCCAGCCATTCCTGCGCCACTCTCGCAATCTTCTGCGGGGCTCCATGTGGGTCAGCGGGGTTGATAACCCTCCAGGCAGCGGTGGGGATGATCTCGGTGTAGACAGGCTCCCAGCCTGCGAGCATCGCGGCCCGGCCGCCGGCACATGCCGTGGTCCCGCAGATCCAGGTCGATTGGTCGTGCTCGTCAGGGTGTGCTCGAATCTCGTCCCGCAGCAGGGTGAGGTTAGTTTTGTTGAGCATGATGGGTAACACCTTTCAGGGGTAGGGGGGTGTGCAGATTGAAGAATTGTTGCGCGGTGGGGTCGGGGCACCTGGTGTCAGTTCTGGGGAGGAACATCCGGTAACGCAAGGTGCCCCATGCCGTGCCCTCCCCGATAGAGAGGGTGTGCAGATAGATCCGTTGGCCACAAAATCGGCAGTAGCGTTCCATGACGTTACACCTATCAGCGTCTTTTGGCCTTCTTTTTTCCCTTCTTCTTCTTGATGCCTCCGTTGCTGGTGGCGATCCATACGGGCTCCGGTGGTTCGGGGGTCGGTTCGGGCTCCGGTGGCCGTTCCAGGATGAGCAGATCGGCCAGGCTGGCCTCTGGGAAGGTCAGAGCAAGGAACTGGACCACCCGCGGGCTCGGGCTGGTGCGGTGGCCCATAGCGGCGCTCACAGTCGCCGGGTGCAGCCCGGACATGCGGGCCAACTCCCGGATCCCGTGGCCGGCGAGCAGGCTACCGGGGGAGTTGTTGAGTAACAGGCGTGTGGTCATCACTCGTCCCAATCTTCGGGGTTATCGATCAGGTCATCCAGCATGGCCATCACGTCCTCGTAGTAGTTCGCCGGGTCGAACAGGTACTTGGCCTGTTCGGTGGTCAGTCCCAGCCAGGTCATGGCCACGTCATCGATGGGCCAGGGTGTCGGATGCTCCGGTGAGGTGCACATGGTGGCCACATAGTCAGGCCGTAGCTGGCTACCCTCTATCCAGGCCGGCGGGTAGTACGGGCGCAATTCAGGCGACCAGCCGGCGAGCAGAATCGCATGACCAGCCGCACACGCGGTGGTTCCGCAATCCCATTCCGCTACCGGGGGCAGGGTGCGAGTCAGTTCCCAGGTGGCCCCTACCGCATTGGGTGCGGACAGGTAAGAGTCCTGAGCCAACTGTTCGGGATAGGCCCGCAGCCGGTCCCGCAGGAGGGTCAGATTGGTGATGTCAGGCATTGTCGGCCTCCGCTTCAAGTTCGGCCTGTTCGCGGCGTAACCGAACATCGCGGAGAGCTTCCAGCTCAGTCAGGATCAGGTCAGGCAGGTCATTACGGATCAGCGCGTCCAGCATGGCGAACACGTCCGCATGGTTGTTCCCGGAATGGAACAGGATCCGGGACTGACCCCAGGTCAGCCCCAGCCATTCCCGAGCTACCTGGTCGATGTCCCGCCACTCGTCATCTTTTTCGCAGGCGTAAGCCTGCCAGAGGTTGTTGGAGTGAGACTCCTGCAGATCAGGTGTCCAGCCGGCGAGAAGAATGGCGTGGCCGGCGACACAGGCAGTTATCCCGCAGGTCCAGGCTTCCAGGTGTCGGGGCAGAGTGAACTCAGGACCGGTAACGTCAGCATCCGGCACCATTACCCAGAATCGCTGGTCCAGAGTGTCAGGGTTAGCCGTGATGCGCGTTCGCAGAGCAATGCAATTCACAACGTCAGTCATGGTGTGTCCGTTTCAGATTGGTTAGGGGTAGTAGATGATCCCGCGGTGGCCAGTAGTCCAACGATGCGGGCTTGATTATGCATCGACGTCAGTAGGTGCCTCACGGCACGGGTCCGCGGTGGTGACATCACGCCGGCCGCAATACTGGCACTCCAGCACGGTCGCCGTGCCGCCGCGGATCTGTCGATGCACTCCCGATATGTCCAGTGTGTATCGCACAGGTACCGGCACCATGTGATGGGTTGTCACAATTCCTCCACCTCAAAGGTTGTGGCGACAACCCGCAGCGTGCGACTGCTGTTTGCAGGCCGTACCAGGATCACCAGGAGACTGCCTGTCACGTCGCGCATCACTTGCGCAGGGGTGTAACCCTCCAAGGCCACAAACTCCCGAACCATCTTGCTGTCGTCGGTTGTCATGGTGTGCTGATCACAACGTCGGTGCGGTAATAGGACTTGACCACGCCGGCTATCTCGTCCCACCCGTACCGGTATGGGGACGGTTCGCGGTCCAGGTGCGGGCGGACGCCGGGAAGGGTCAGCACACCCTGGATCTGGACCTCATGCCCCGACCCTGCGTAGGTGTCGATCAGTAGGACATTCGGATTGGTGATCGTCAGGGTCACCGGGTCGGACGAGTTGAGTTGGTCGATCGGCCCGTACCAGATCACGTCAAGCTGGACGCCATCGGTCCAGTCGAACGGGCCATTATCGACCAGTTCATCCAGCTCTGGGCAGTCAGGGTCCGGGGTGAGGCCATGCGCGGCGAGCACACCCACCAGGAAGTCAAGTCTGGTGGTCCGCGGGTCGCCATCATCGAAGCCCATGATCGGGGGCAGGTCCGCGCTGATCGTGGCACGCAGGAGCTGGTCCGGGGTATTGCGGAGCAGATCCCGCAGCGGGGCGGAGTCGTCATTCTCCATCACCAGATCCAACAGGGTGTAGAACTCCGAATCAGTCAGATCGTCCCGGGTGGCGCCGGCCGCCGTGATAGCGGCGTCCACGACGTCATACGCGGTGTTATTGCGATCCTCGTCCCAGCCTTCCAGGGACTCATCCAGCGTTTCCCAATCGCCGGCGAGGTATGCCGCGATCTGCTCGGCGCTCAGCTCATCGCGGTAGTCCACGTACACCAGGGTGAAAGGGCTTTGCTCCTGTAGTGCGGTCTGGATGGAGAGGAACTGTTCCTCACTGGTCACCAGGTCTGCCGGCTCGTCCGGTTCGGTCGTGCAAGGGGTTGTGGTCGTGTTCATGGTGTCTGTCCTTTGGTAGGGGGTGGATTGGTGGGTCGTGCGCCCCCGGGGCTTGCACCCGGGCGCCCGGCGTGTCCGGTAGCGCTGGTGGGTCAGGCGGAGGTCAGCAGCGCGAGGGCCTTGGCCTTTGGCGCCTGCACAACCATCGACCCCAGAGCAACCCGCTCGGCGCGGGCGGTGTCCTTGAGGTCTGCAGTCACCCGGACCGGAGCGAAGTGATCGGAGTACTCCCCGATGACGTTGAGAGCGGCCCACCGGGTGCCGGCGATGTTCGCCTGAGTATCGGACTTCCAGAGCAGGCGCAATTCGTCACGGCGCAACTGGGAAGCGTGGGTGAGGACGATCTGTCCGGTGGTGGTGGTGGACTTCTTCGGGTCAGCCTGCGGAGGGAACACCGCGTCGGCAAACTCCGCGAATTCTGGCCACGTCATCGGAGTGGAATTGAGTTGGTTCGCCATCTCCTCGAACTCAGCCATGTACGTGTTGGAGATCTTGAGGGTCCGGCGGGCCTGCTCAATGTGCTCCCGGATGTTGGTCGTGTGACGCAGCTTGATCGTGCCGGAATTGCGACCGAGGGCCATCCCGAGGGTGTTCGCGCACACCACGCGAATGGGTGTGATGATCACCTGCAGGGCGGTGCTCCCGTCGTGCGAGTTGGTGATCACCAGGTATTCGTCAATCCGGTCGTGGCCGCCGATGGTGATATGGTTCGGAACTTTCATCGTGATGAAGATCCGCTTTCCCTGGGCAAGTGAGCCCGCCGTCTCGAAGTGTGCCCCGCTCTGGTCGATCAAGCTATTGAGAAACTCGGCGTTCTCCCAATTCTGAATGGGCACGTAATCCGCGCCGACGACTCCCAGAACTTGCCACGGCTCGGTGATCTGCTGGAACGGGTCCGGGTCCGGGTTCGGCCGGACGATGGCGAAGCGGTCGGGCACACCCAGGGTGGTGGTTCCGTTGATCACGGTCTGTAGCGGTTGCTTGCTGACCTCCCAATCCAGCCGGGCGGTCTTGATGGCGTCCTCAGCCGTCAGGCAGTCGGACGTTACGACTCCCAATCGGTGCCAGGGATCAACCCGCGCGGAGAAGAATGAAGCGCTGCCGTCTGTGTACTGTTCCAGGTCGTGTGCCATGTGGGGTGTGCTCCTGTTGGTAGGGGTTGTTCGGGGTATGGGTTAAATATACACCTGGAGGTTGATAGGTGTCAATACCGCTCCCAGATCTGGTGTGGATTGGTTTGGAGGTCAGGACTTCCAGATCTTGGAGAAGTCTTTCAGGAGCTTGTAGGTGGCCGGCGGGGGCGGTTCGGTGCCGGCGAGGAGGTGGGTCCGCAGGATGGTTGTTCTTTGCGATTGGTCCTTGCCACGCCACCAGCGGTCGTCGCGGCCTGCAGGTTTGGTGGACTCCAGCATCTCCGCCATCACCCGGTGGTTGATGATGGCGGGAATCAGATCCGTGCGATCGCTAGGGCGGTTTGCGGGGATGCTTTGCTGCTTACGTAGCGACTGCCTGTAACGCCACCAGGCGTAGTCGATGTGGTAACGGCGCCAGGCCGGATCATCGTTGTAAGTGGCGGGCGGTGTGGGTTTGGGTGGGCTGGCCGGCTCTGGGTCCGTTTCGATGTGGCGGGGCTTCGATGGGTGAGGACGTTGCAGGATCCCCATCGGCGGGTTGTCGTCGATGACGGGGTGGGGTGGTTCGGTGGGTGGGGTCTGGGGTGGTTCGGTGGGTGGGGTCTGGGGGGTGTTGGACCGGACCAATAGGGCCACCTGGTCAAAGGTCGATTCAGTTGCCGCCATAAGGCCGGCCAGCACTCGGATGGTCAGCGGGATCTGACCACAGATGGTGCGGACGATGGTCGCCCGCGGGAGTCCGGTCGCATCGACCAGCGGTGTCCAGGCCGGCCAGGCGGCCCGGGTCGTGGGGGTGTGGATCGGGTAGGAGCGCGCAAATCGTGGGTTGATGATGATCTGCCAGGGTGTTTGGTGCGTCATTGGGGACCTTTCACAGATTGTGGGTTGGTGAAAATGGGGGGATGTGCCGGGTTTGGATAGATAGTCGAGGTGTCTGTTAGGTTATGGATCGAAACGTCTCTACTTTCTCGATTCAGTTGACTAGTCGTTACGGGGGGGGTGTGTGTGTGTGAGTGAGTATATGTGTAATAAGAGTAAAAGACTACGATGGAATGGGGGACACAGAGGCACGCCGGATCTGATGAAAGTTCTGAGCGAGAGCAGACCGCTGATAGCTGTTTCTGGACCGATCCGAGGAGATAAAATTGGGGTATGGGGTGTTTGTACATCCTGGCCTGTTTAATCAGCCCCTGGTTTGGGATCTGACTATGTTTATTGGTAGGAGTGGACAGTCAGGGTGAACAGGGCTGAGATCCATTCTAAGCGGTTTGATGGTGGGTTTGGTATGATCCTGCCTTAGAGGGTTGAAAGTGTCTGAGATTGGATACTGGAGGCCAGCAATGATGGTCAGGGTTGATTCGGTGGGATGGTCAGGGTGAAAGCAGACCAGGACCCCACAACCTGGTTTGGCTGGGGGTCCTGGTTTGGGGTCTGGGGGTGGTTCAGTCGTCGTCGGTACTGCCAGCGGCGAAGAACAGGGCGGCATAGGACTTGAAGGCAGCCCAGGAGGAGCACTGGTATGGCTCTGCGTTGGGGTTGGGGTAGTCCGCTGGGTTCCAACGGCAGACCATGAGCTGATTGTGCCAGCCGTAGTGGACTGAGGAGGTATCGCCGTTCCAGATCAGACAGTTGGTAGAACGTTGATTGACTGGATAGGCAGCACCGCCATTGATCAGCGGCTGACGTTCAAACACGATGGGAAGGGTAGGCATTGTGAGTCCGTTTCGTTGGTAGGGATTGAAGGGTGGGAGGGTTCAGTTGCAGTGAATACCAGAGTCATCGTTGCTATCCCAGTAGCAATCGATCTGGCCTGAATTGTGAGCTGAGTCCGTCAGAGTGCCATCGGTGTCGAAACTGGTATCCCAGAAACCAGCACCATGCTGGTTTGCCGTTAGAGCAAGGTTGTGACCGAGATAGGCAGGGCTGGCCAGGTTGGCCGCCACGATCTGAGTCAACCGGACAATGTTGGACTCGACAAACTGGGTTGCCGCCCGTTCGATCTGAGTTTTGGAAGATGGGTAGTCAGGGTTGCCGGGGTATTGGGAATCGTTGTCGCTGAAAGCTTCAAGTGCCCAGCTTGGGCTAGGGGACTGCCACCAACTGGGGTCGATCGAATCGTCAGGATCGGTGACGTTTTCAGTGTTGGCCCAGATCATGCACTCGGCATAGCCCTGCACAAACTGGGCCAGATTGAACGATTCGATCAGATCAGCAGGTTTGGTCAGGAGGACAGGGAACATTGGGGAGTCCGTTCGGTAGGGGTTGGGCAGGGTGTGCTGATGGTGCAACTGATCATGAATCTGGGCAGGGTATGACGGTTGCATGATCAGATCAGCGAGAGCGGAGCACGTTCAGAATGTGAGCCCGACGTTCAGCCCAGCGGAGATTCTGCAGTTCGGTAGCCCAACGTTCAGCCCACTTACCAACTACGTTGCCAGCCTCATCTGTAGCGACATGCTCGGCAACGTACTGCAGGCCATCGGTGGTCAGATCGTTGTCTAGCAGGGTGTCACAGACTCTGCAGTGAGCTGGACAGTCCAGATCTTCGGTAGTTTCCTGGGGATCGACACAGGTTGATTGATCAGGGTCAGGGCACCCCGGGGGATAGCAGTAGTCACACTGCGAACGATCCTCTGCAGGACAGCAGGACTCACACCAATGGCCATCTGTGAACTCATGGCCGTATGAGACAACGTAAGCGTAGGACACGGTAGGACTCGATTCTGTGAAGGGTGAGGCAGGGTTAGATGGCGTCATAACGTTGGACATCGAGACGCAACTCATCACCGAGTGATGTCCACTGGGCACCCTGAGCAGGCACCCAACCGTGGAAGGTGAGTTGAACGTAAGCCCAATCCTGCAGGGTTTGCATGGGCTTGTCGGTGACCAGGCTGATCTGGGAAACACGGTTGCCCTTAGACCAGACGTTTAATCGGTACTCGGTCTGATCGTTGTTGGGACCTGCAGGGTAGGCGTTGACATAGGCGGCATGGGATGAGTTGGTTGTGTTGGTCAGGGCGTAGCGGTCAGTCATGATCAGATCCGTTCGGTAGGCAGGGTGAGTGAGGTCAGGCAGCAAGTGAAGTGAAGCGACCGGAGCGGTCACGAGGGGCAGTAGTTGTGTTGCCAGGCAGGAAGTGACCACGATGGTCACGCTGAGGGCCCAGTGTGGGCACAGGCAGGGTGAGTGATGCAGTGCGCAGCAAGTGAGCATGGGCAGCACGCTGCAGGGTGAGCAGGTTGGCAGGAGTAGGAGAGTGCAGGTAGTCAGAGGCAAGTGTGAGCACCGTAGCAGGGGCAGCATGGCGGGGCACGTAGTCAGTGAGCGGAGCGATGTCAGTGCTGGCATGCCGACCTGCAGGCTGGGATGGTACGAGGAGGGGGAGCGGAGCAGGAGTGACGAGTGGTGGCCAAGTGAATGCCACAACGGCAAGCCATCCGATGACAAGGGTGATGCTGGCAAGGGTGATGAGTAGCATTGTGTGTCCTCAGGGTTGATAGGTGTTGTGAGTGTACAGACAGAGTGAACGCTACGCGCGCGCGCGTGTCGCGGGCACGTCATCACGCGCGACGGGTGCCCAACGGTCGGCCCAGTGCAACCCGCTTGCACTCATGGGGCACCACACACCCCCATACAGGTCAGTCAGGCTAGATGCCTGATAGGTGTATGACGTAGACAGTGGGACTGAGCAAGTTTCGCAGCGCAACATGAGTGGACTCTTTTCGGGTAGGGGGTTAGGTAGAACAATACACCCTGCCTTGCCAGATGTCACGTGTGTGTGCACAGATTGAACAGTCAACTTCGCTTTATGTGTGTGAGGCTAGTCACACGTGCACGTGAGGGCTGGCGCCTCGCGCGCCGAGCTGGCGCGAGGCAAGGATTCGCGGCGAGGGGCAGGCAAGAAAACCAGGGGGCGCCGGCTGGTACCGCGTGGGGTGTGCTCTTAGTAGAGTATAGATTTCAGAAATCAGCCCATACGAGCCTCACAGGTGTAAATCCCGAGAAAAAATTGCCATATAGGCGTTCATTTTCCCCAAACAGGCACCCTGGGCGTCTTTTGCCTTCGTTTCGACTCGAATTATCCCGTTTAACCGAACTAAACACCCGTGCACCGTGTTTTGCCCCGTTCCCAACTCGAATCCCACGAGTTATGCTCCTTTTATGACTCCTACCGACTACGAACTCACCCTGACTCCCGGCTACAAGGATGACCCCGACGACGATTTCGAAGACGACAGCGACACCCCAATCCTCCGGACCATCCGCCAAGTCACCAAGATCACCGTCGAACGCCACCGCCGTCCTGACGAGGATTGTCTGATGTTCCACCAATCGGTCGATCCTGCCCGCCCTTTTCGCGTCCCGCTTATCACCCTGGTGTGCATAACCGCTCTGCCGGCGCCGCCAAAACCCAACCCCGCTCAGCGACCCGCGCCACTCCAGTTCGACGTGCCGTTCACCCCACCGCCAGCACCCGAGCAGCAGATCATCCACAAGTACCAGCACCGGCTCAACGATTCCCAAACTGAACAAATCATCGTGATCCCACCCGGCCAGTTCCGCCACGCCCAGATCCACAACTACGTCAACCTGCCCGGGCAATGGGTTACCGAATTGCAGATCTGGTGTGCCTCCCCTGCCGAGCCCGACGCCCGCACCCAGGCCAACCTCCGGGGTCAGACCCTGATCCTCGTTCCAACCAATATCACCTATCCCGCCCACTACCCCTTCCTCCAAACCCTCGTAGACCAACGTTCCGAGCGGGTCTGGCATTTGATGGTTCGCACATGACCCGCCAGGTGATCTACAAGTACACCTTTAACATCGTCACCGACCCTGAGCCTTACGTGCTGCACGGTCGGTTCCTGACGGCCCGGGTCACCGTTAACATCCTGGAGGTCTGGTGTGCTCAACCCGCCCCACCCGCCAAACCAACCAACCCGCCCCGCCTGTTCACCATCGTTGGCACCGGAGCACCGCACCCTGACAGCTACGAGCACCTCGCCACGGTGTTCGACCCGCCGTTTGTCTGGCACTTGATGGTGATCCCCGCATGACTGAGCCCCGTTGCGAACTCACCGAGCTGCCGGTTGAAATGTGCGCCTGCCCCAAGCACCTGCCTGACCCACCCTCCTCCGTACTAACCGGAAGCCCGTTCACCGCCAGCTATCACGGCGCCTGCGACAACTGCGGGGCTCATATTCATCCCGGCGACGAGATCTGCTCCGATGGTTACGGCTACCTGTGTGAGAACTGTCAGCCAAGCCCCGCTGGCCGCATCGCTCAACTGTTCCGCGAACCCGTCCAACCCCAACCCGCAGTACCAACCGAAAGGCGCACCATGGCCAAGCAGAACCAAGCCACAGCCACCCACCACAAGGCCGTCAAGGCTCTCAAGAAGAAGGACAAGAAAGCTGCCAAGCTCGTTGTCGAGGATCCGCAGCTTCACCTGGTCACCCCCGCCGACCAGCCAGCACCCAAAGGCAAGAAGAAGAAGCACCTCATTGACACGGGCGATGTCAGCGAGTTCGAGGTGCTCGAACCGGACTCGCGCCCCGACCCGCTTGCCGAACTCGCCAGGGTCACCGCGCAGAAACTGCCGGACTCCCCGCCCACCAAGGTGCCGCACACCCGCGGCGCCACCGGCCGCACCCGCAAGGGGCCGTACGACGATGAGTTCCAGCAGGCCCAGGAGCTGGCCAACACCACAGGCAGCCCCCAGACGCTCATCCTGCCCAAAATCTACAAGCAGAAGAACTACGGCGAGGTGATGCTGCGCCGCTTCCGCGAGGAGCCGTTCAACTTCAACGTGAGCCAGTCCGACGTCTACGTCAACCGGATTGATGACAACGGCGCCGGCACGGACGGTTTCGAGATCACCGTCACGTTCGACCCGGACCCGACGTCCTCCGCACCCTCCGATCCCGCTCAGCCGGACGATGAGCCCGCCCCCTGGGACAAGCCGGAGCCCAAGAAGGGCAAGAAGGGCAAGAAGGGCAAGAAGGGAAAATGATCCTCTACCCAGGACTCGGCCCCACCGAGAACAAGGAGCTGATCGCCTTCCTGCGGCCTCTGCTGGCCCGCCCGCACCACGAGCACGGGCCGCTGGACGAGCGGTGGGTGCCGGTCAACCAGGAGATCGTGATCACACCCACCCCGACACCCACCCTGCACATGGACATCTTCGACCCGGATTTCACCGTCCCCGGTAATATCGACGCCACCTCCACGGATCCGATCCGGTTCGTCCTCGACAAGCCGCATTACGGGCGGCGTCAGATCAAGCGTCTCACCCTGCTGCTCACCCGGGAGGATCTGGCGGCGGCCCTGGACCCGAAGATGCACAAGTACCTGAAACCGGTGGAGCAGGTCATCTTCTGCCAGACTGATCCGAGATAGTTTGACTTGATAGCCTGTTCCGCGCCGCTTGCACAGGTGCGGAGCGGGCTATCGTTTGCGTCATGGGGAGCGAGAGGGTGATCCGATAGTTGTTGTGCAGTCGCCTGTAATGCGTTACAGTCGAGTTGGTAGCGGGCCGGAGCGATCCGGTTACCTTCAGGAGGATGAGGTCCCGGGTTCGATTCCCGGACAGCGGCCAAGGCCGGTGTTAGCTCAGTCTGGTAGAGCGCATTAAACCCGGGTCACATCACACGCCCGCTGCTCTTGTAACTGAATAAGCATTACCAGCGGGCCGGAGAGTGCCGGTTACCCCTTCGCATGAGAAACCCGGCGTTCATTCACACGCCTGCTGGCCCCCAACTCGCCGCGAGGATGCGGGCCGGAGCGTTGGCGGTTATCTGCCAGAACCTTCGGGTTCATTTTGGGATCAGCCGAGAGGCCCCCGCCCGTCATGCATCACACGCCCGCATCCTCCGCGGCCCTTCCCGGAAGTGGGCCTCATGTCCAAGTTCGATCCGCTGGCGACCATCTCGACTCGCCGCACCCCGCAGAACCAGCCCGCCGACCCGGCTCAGGTGCCCAATTCGGCCGGCGGCCACGTATTCCAGGTCACGCCGATGACCCGTCTGCGCAGGTTCCTGACCATCGGGACCTCTGCCGGCACCTATTACATCAAGCAGGATGACCTCACCAGGGAAGCTGCTGCGTCGATGCTGGACCTGATCTCACGCGACGGCTTGGCCGTGGTTGTCGAGATCGTGGAGATCAGCACGTCCGGCCGGGCGCCCAAGCAGAATCCGGCGATCTTCATGCTCGCCGCGTGTGCCGGAGTGGGTGATGACACCACTCGCAAGGCTGCGTTGGCCGCGCTTCCGCTGGTGTGCCGCACCGGTACCCACCTGTTCCTGTTCGCCGGTTACGTGGAGCAGTTCCGCGGCTGGGGCCGTGGTCTGCGCAATGCTGTCGGCTGCTGGTACACCGACAAGCTGTTCACCGATCTGGCCTACCAGGTGGTGAAGTACCAGAACCGCGAGGGCTGGTCGCACAAGGATCTGCTGCGGTTGGCACACCCCACGGCACCCACCCAGGAACATCGGGCGTTGTTCAACTGGGTGTGCGGACGGGACAACACCGCCGAGCACCTGCCTCCGCTGGTGACTGTGTTCGAGGCAGCCAAGACCACCAAAGTCGCGGACCTGCCCAAGCTGATCAAGTACTCCGAAGCACGGTTGTCGTGGGAGATGCTGCCCTCGGAGGCCCTGAACGACCGCAAGGTGTGGTCTGCGCTGCTGGGGCAGCCGGGGGGTGTGCCGCTGGGTGCTCTGATCCGGCAGTTGCCCAGGCTCACCAGGCTCGGGCTGTGTGATCCGATGACCAAATCCTCCTTGGCGATCGTGGCTCGGCTGACCAGTCCAACTGATCTGCGCAAGGCTCGGATACACCCGATCTCGGTGCTGATCGCCCTGCGGACCTATGCCAGTGGCGCATCCATCCGGGGTGAGAGCACCTGGATTCCGAGTCCGGTGATCATCGATGCTCTGGACCAGGCGTTCTACCTGGCGTTCGGTGCGGTGCAGCCGTCCGGCAAGCGGACCCTGCTGGCGTTGGATGTGTCAGGGTCGATGGTGAGCCCGGTTGCCGGCCTGCCGATCTCGTGCCGTGAGGCATCAGCGGCGCTGGCATTGGTAACCGCGTCCGTGGAGCCGAAGCATCAGATCGTCGGCTTCACTGCGAGTGGCAAGATCGGCGGTTATGGCTACGGCTATGACTGGCGTCAGCACGCTGTTCTGACACCGCTGGCGATCAGCCCACGGCAGCGGCTGGACGATGCGATCAAGGCGGTGAGCGACCTGCCGTTCGGCGGCACGGATTGCTCGCTGCCGATGCGGTGGGCGTTGGAGCAGGGCAAGAAGATTGACACGTTCGTCACGTTGACGGATTCCGAGACTTGGGTCGGTCCCATCCACGTGCACCAGGCGTTGACCGAGTACCGCAACAAGACCGGCATCCAGGCCCGTTCGATCGTGGTGGCGATGACCGCCACCAGCTTCACGATCGCGGACCCGTCAGACCCGCTGTCCCTGGACATCAGCGGGCTGGATTCGGCCACGCCGGGGATCATCTCGGCGTTCTCGCAGGGCCTGATCTGATCGTGGACGTTCGGGCGTCACAGGCCGCCGAGCACCACCGGGCCGGGCAGCAGGCCAATGCGCTTGCTGCTCGGCACCGGGAGCAGCGTGATGTCCTGGTCCGCGGGTTGCGTGCTGAGGATCCTGGCCGCTGGACATATGCCGAGCTGGCCCGTGTGGTCGGTTGTGGCCCGGAGTTGATAGCGCATATCGTCAGGACTGCTGACAACCTAAGCTGACGCTATGGGCAAGAAAACCAGCACCAAACTCGCCAAGCCCGCCGCCAAACCTGCCGGCCCGGTCTTTCGCAAGACGCCTTTCCACCGTGAGCACCCGGTGGTGCTGGCCAAGCGGCAGTTGGACCCGACAAAGGTCATCGAGTCGAATCCCCAGATGGGGGCCAACTCCTTCGCACCAGGCACCCTGCAGTCCCTGACCCGGTTCCTGGCCAAGCCGAAGAAGGACCGCGACGGCAACATGCTGGACAACATCATCTACAAGCAGGCCAATGCACAGGTCTCCTTCCGGGTGATCGCGGAGATGGTCGGGCTCTCGCCGGCTGAGGTGAAGGCGATCTACTTCCGCATGTTGGAGGCCGAGAACTCGTTCTCCCCGGTCCAGATGCGGATGATGCTGACCGCGCAGATGCAGAACATCATCAACATGATGCAGGAGGCCGCTGCGGCCGGGTCGGTCGAGCACGCCAAGATCATCGTCTCGGCCGTCGAGCGACTGGCCAAGATGCACGAGCTGGAGTCGCAGAAGTCCACCATCGAGATCAAGCTGATCACTGACGAGCAGTCGCTGCTGTTCATCGCGGTGGTGCAGCAGGTGGTGCAGGCCATCCTGAGCCGCCCTGAGATCGCCCAGATCCTTCCGGCCGACGTGATTGATGAGGTCACCGCGGACACTCTTCACCAGGCTGGTGTGCTCATCACCAACGCCCAGGACCGTGTGCTGGAAGGGTGACCCCTGATACCATCACCGCAGGCGACGGCATCAGAACCGCGCTCAATCCTTGGTAGGGGTTGAAAGCCCCGCTGCGAGATCGAGGCCCTCCCTGGCAGCGGGGCTTTGCCATGTCGATCAGCGCATACTAGCGACATGACAGCCGCTGCCACCGATTCCGGTCCACTTGCCCGGCAGATCCAGATGCCGGACACGATGGCCCAGGCGCTGGAACGAGCTTCCGAGCACTTCCGAGCCCGAGCGCGGGGTGTGCAATACCGGACCAAGCCCGCCGAGTGGGCCAAGGATCGGGTCAACGCACACCTGTGGTCCAAGCAGCGCGAGGTAGCGCAGTCGGTGGTGGACAACAAGCGCACAGCGGTCAAGTCAGGGCACGGGATCGGTAAGACCCGGCTGGCTGCGATGCTCTGTGAGTGGTGGATCGAGACTCACCTGGGCGAGGACGTGATGGTGGTGACCACCGCCCCCACCTATGACCAGGTTCGCGGCATCCTGTGGCAGTACATCCGCAAGGACTGGCAGTTGTACACACTGTCCGGGGAAGTCAGCGAGAACACCGAATGGAAGGACGCGGCCCGGAACCTGATCGGCATCGGCCGCAAGCCCGCGGACAGCACCACCGCCAACTTCCAGGGTCGGCATTACAAGTACACGCTGATCATCATTGATGAGAGTGGGGGAATTACCCGTGCACTGTTCACAGCCCTTGACGCCATTGCAACCACCGACACCTGCCGAGTGGTGGCCATCGGCAACCCGACCGACCCCAACACCGCATTCGGCAACATCTTCCTCGGTAACGGTGGTAAAGGGCTGGACACCTGGAACAAGATCACAATGTCGGTGCTGGACAGTCCTAATTTCACTGACGAACGATTCGAGTGTCCCCAGGAGTTGCTGGACTCGCTGACCTCGCCGGCATGGGTGGCCGACAAGGTTGCTGAGGTCGGGATCGACTCGGCCGACTATCAGATCCGGGTGCTGGGTGAGTTCCCCGCGTCCAGTGAGGACTCGCTGTACTCGATCCAGTTGCTCTACCAGGCCATCGAGAACGTGCTGCCGCTGCCTGGCCCGGGTGACCGGCCGAAGCTGGGGGTCGACGTCGCCAGGTTCGGCAGCGACTCCACCGCCATCGTGTGCAACTCGGGCGGCATCATCACCGTGCTGGAGACCTACAAGAACGCCAACGGCCCCGACTCGGCCGCCAGAATCCACCGCTGGGCCACTGAACTGAACGCATCCGAGGTCCGGGTGGATGCAGTCGGGCCGGGATCGTCGGTGATCGACCACCTGATGCCGCTGGCAGCCAACTGGGACTACCGGGTGATCGAGATGAACGGGTCCGGGATGACTCCCGACCACAAGAAGTACCTCAACGCCAGGGCCTTCTGGCACGCCCACGTCAAGACTGAGCTGCTGGCTTCCCGCATTACCCTGCCGCCCACCTCCGGCGACCCGACCGCCCAGCGGCTGTTCGATGAACTGCAGAACATCAAGTACAAGATGAACGTGACCTGGGGCAGCCTGCAGATCGAGAGCAAGGAGGACATGCGCAAGCGCGGTGTCAAGAGCCCGGACATCTCCGACGCTCTGATGTATGCGATGGCCCCGCTGAACCCTGATGACCCGCTGCTACCCTACGGTCCAGGCGACGTTTTTTCGACTGACCCTTACGATGAGGATGAATACGAGGCTCTCGGCTTTGTAATTAGCCCCATTTGAGGTGGATCTGATGGTCAAAACCAAGAAAATCCATCCTGGCGTGAGGCAGAACGCCACCGATTGGGAGCACACCGAGCAATACCGGCAGATGCTCAATGAGTTGACCAACGCTACCAACCAGGTTGAGTTGACCTCAGAAGCGCTGTCTGACGCCTATATGGCATACGACAACCTCGGTTGGGCGCCGCTGAACGGTCAATATGAGAACGGGCGGGGTGTGCCGCTGCGGGTCCTGCACGACTGGACCGACATGAACCAGCAGTTGGCTGCCATCAATCCGCTGATCAAGCGGGCTGTACGCATCCGGGTGTCCAACATCTTCGGTGAGGGCATCGAGTTCACCGACACCCGGCCCAGGGTGCAGGCATTCATCGAGCAGAACGCCGACCTGGTGTTCTCACCGCAGGCATATGAGGAACTGGAGACCGCCCTCGCCACCGATGGAAACGTTTTCTTTCTGCTGGACAAGATCAACAAGGAGGTGACCCGGATACCGTTCCGGGAGATCACCAATGTGGCGGTCAAGCCGGGGTCGATCGAGAACAAGCTCTATTTCGAGCGGACCTGGGTCGAGTCGACCACGCTGGACGGGATGGACGGCACCTACACCAAGACTCAGACCCGCAAGACCTGGTATCCGGCGCCGGAAGTGCTGCGGACCGACCTGGCCCGCCGGATCCGCGATGTCCCGGTGGACGGCACCAAAGCGGTCCTGCACATCAGCGTCAACAAGCAGATCGGCTGGACCTGGGGTGTGCCCGACATTCAGCCGGTGATCTTCTGGGCCAAGGCGTACAAGGAATACCTGGAGTCGAACTACACCCTGGTCAGAGCCCTGGCCAAGTTCACCTGGAAGGTCACCAACACCACCCCGGCGGGCACCAGGCGGGCCGCTGCGAAGCTGGCCACACCCGCCACGATGGACCCGCGAACCGGGCTGCCGCTGACCGCAGGGGCCGCTGTGGTGACCGGGGACGGCGACCTGACCGCCATCAACAAGGCCGGGGCCAACGTCAATTTCGATGCCGGCCGGCCCCTTGCCGCGATGGTCGCCGCGGGCCTGGAAGTCAACCTGGACCACCTGATCAGGGGCAATAACAGCGCCGCCAGCACCGGGGAGCAGACCCTGGACCCGCCCACCCTGAAAGCGATGGCCAGCCGTCAGGCGTTGGTCAAGCGTGGATTCAAGAAGATGTTCACCTACTTCGGATTCACCGAGGTGGAGATCACCTTCCCGCCGATCCAGTCCGAGCCGATCCATCGCACCGTGCAGGCCGTGGTCACCGCGCTGAGCACCAACGCGCTGTGGCCGGAGGAAGGCCGTCAGATGCTGGTGGCCGCGCTGCGTAGTTTGGGCATCACGAATGTCAATCCTGAACTGCCGGAGGACGGGCGATACGCCAAGTTCGTAGCCGGCGAAGTGAACGAGAATCCTGCCACCTCACCGCAACAGACCCCTGATGCAAGCAAGACGGCGACCAAGACCAAGAAGAAGGCCAAGAGCCCGGCGGGACCGATGGCGGATGGTGACCACGACCAGCGGAAATCAGAATAGCCCTGTTCAACCGTGGTGATGCTACCGTAAGCCATGCCGTACAGGACGTTTTAATGGCTGTCAAGAAGATACAGGTCGCTGAGGCACGCGGCACGGTAGCCCCACCTACGGAACTTGCTGACGGCCAGGCAAAGTTCCGCATTCGGATCATTGCGGGGGATGTGAAGGGCAGTTCCGGCTATTACCCGGCGGAAGTGGTCGAACGGGACGGGCCGAAAGCGTTTCCGCAGGGCACTCACATGCACCTGGATCACCAGTCGTTCTGGGACTACTTCGAGAACCCGGCAGGCTCGCTGGACGATCTGGCCGGCGTCATCGACAGCACACCCGTGTACGAGGACGGCGGGCTGTATGCCGATGCCAGGGTGTTCTCCAAGTACGCTGCTCTGCTTTCGGAGATGGCGCCGTACATCGGGATCAGCATCCGGGCTGCGGCCACCAGTGAGCCCGGAGTCATCGACGGCGAGGAGTTGGACATCATCACAGCCCTGATTGCCGGGCTGACCGTTGATTTCGTGACACACCCGGGTGCGGACGGGCGCATTGTCGAAATCTTTGAGAGCAAGCCGGAGCTTCTGCCACCGGGCACCAAGTTGGTCACCCACCGGGAAACCAAGACCAAGATTCAACCCACGAAGAAAGTGAGAAAGCCGATGGCTGACCTGACTGAGGAGACGGCAACGTCTCTGGCATCAGCGGTTCAGTCCTTGGTCACTTCGATGACGGCTGCGGCCGAAGCCGAAGCGGCCAGGGTTGAAGCGCTGCGAGTTGCGAAGGAGAACGCGGGCAAGGTGGATGTGGAGGCTGTGGTAGCTGCGGCGGCGACCGCGCTGGCAGCATCCACCTTGCCCCCCAAGGCATATCCCCGGGTGCTCGCGGAGGTGAAGGCGGGCAAGACCATTGCCGATGCCATCAAGGACGAGGCTGAGTATCTCGGTGAAGCCGCTACCACCAAGACCAAGACTGGTGATGGTGAGAAGGCCCCCGATCTGTTCGTCGTGGTGGGCGAGAAGGACACCAAGTTCGGCCTGGACGTGGACGTCGAGGAACTGGGCGACGACTGGACCAAGCGCTACATGGGAAGGGCATAGCCGATGGCACGCAATGAAGTGTTCCGCGACGGCAGAGACATCTCGCTGCTGGTCGGCGCTGGCATTCTGTCCGGTGACCCGGTGCGGGTGGGCAGCCTGAACGGCGTCGCCCAGACCGACGCGGCCGACATCAATGGCAAGAACGTCAACGGCATCGCCACCGGCAACACCCTGAACTGGGCCTCGGTAGCTTGCCAGGGTGTGCACAAGGTGTCTGTCACCACGTCGGCGGCCCGGGCGCAGGGCACTCCGATCTACTCGGCTGCTCCAGGTGCCAACGCGCTCGCGGTGCTGTCCGACACCAACACCGGAAAATTGTGGGGTGTGCTGATCGAGCCCACCGCCGGAGCCGCGACAACCGTCAGAGCCGTCAAACTCGTCTCGATCACGGTCTAGGGGAAACGACATGACAAGGCTCATCAAGCTCACCGAGTACCAGCGCCGCATCGCCGGCACGCTGATGGAAGCGTTCGACGGCAATCTGATCGCCCAGTTGCGGCTCAAGGTGGAGGCCATCTCGACGGCCGACTTCCCGGTCGCCTTCCAGCAGGTCAACAACGCGGCCATCCAGGCCAAACTGGCCGAGTACACACCGGTCTGGCCCGCAGTGGCTCGCCGGGTCACAGTGGACAACCTGCTTCCCGCCCGCGAGATGCGGCTGGACCAGGACACCACCAACCTGCTGGACACCAATGGTGGGTATGCACGAATCCCGGGCACCCTGCCTCGGGTTCCTGAACTGACCGAGTACCCGACGATCAACTTCACCGCCAGCAAGACCGAGTACTCGACGGCCAAGAACGGTGCCCGGGTTCACTTCTCGTGGGAGGCGTTCAAGAACGACCAGTGGTCCCAGATCCAGCAGCTTCCCGGTGACCTGGCAGAACTCGCCCAAAACACCGAGGAGACCGAGGCTTTCCGGCAGTACTACGCAGCCAACGGGTTCAACACCCTGATGTTCCCAGTGGCGGCCAACCTGGCGCCCAATCCTGTGCTCACCATGCAGTCTCTTGAGATGGCGATTGCACAGGCACTGGTGGCCCCTCCCACTCCGGCGGGTAATCGGCCACGTCGCAACACCAATAACAAGTGGGCGCTGCTCATTCCGCCGGCCTTGGAGATGACCGCCAAGGCGATTCTGAACGCCACCCAGATCAAGATCACCGATGCCAACGGCACCGAGTTCCTGACCAACAACCCGATCTCCGGGGTGGTTCCGGTAGTGGTTCCGTGGCTTTCGCTGATCGCCACCGGCACCACCTACGCCAACACCACCGGCTGGGCACTGGTGCCCTACGGCGGTGAGGGCTACTACGGCAACACGGTGACCAACGTGTACCTGCGTGGTCTGGAAGTTCCTGAACTTCGGATCAAGAACGATCAGGGGCAGGCGCTCGGCGGCGGGTCGCTCAGCCCGTACGACGGCAGTTTCGACTATGACGGCATCCAGATCCGGCTGCGTCAGTTCGTGAAGGGCAACATCGAGAACAACTTCGGGACCGTCTGGTCCAAGGGCACCGCGGTGGCAAGCACGGTGGTCTGACACGTCCTACAACCAGGTCCCCGCCCCGCCAGCAATTCCGGGCGGCAAGCGGGGGCCTGTTTCGTTAAGCACACCCAGCAGGAAAGGCGCACAGTGACCACACCATTGGATTGGCAGGATCCCGTCACAACGGTGCGCGGCTTGATTCCTGACCTGGAGAAGCTGATCAACTCCAACCGCCCCGATGATCCTGCCGAGTACATTTTCAGCGACCAGCACCTGACCTCCCTGCTGGCGTTGAACAACGGTCGACCCCGGCTGGCTGCGGCCGACGCACTGGAGATCCTTGGCACCTCCGAGGCGCTGATCCTGAAAGTGATCACCACCGAGGATCTGGCCACTGACGGCGCCAAGGCAATGGCGCAGTACCTGCAACGAGCCCGCCAGATGCGGCAGCTCGATGCCAGCGAGGTCAGCGAGACCGAGGGTGACTTCGTGGTCGTTGACTTCTATGTGGAACCTCCGCAGTTGGAGTGGCGATGAGTACTGCACTGAACAGAGTTTTGAAGATGGTCACTTTCCTCGGAGCGGCCCGAGCCGATGCAACAGCGGAGCAACTCGCGCTGCTCCGATCGGACGTGATGCCGCTGATGCACGGTGACTACCAGCAGACCGGGGATGAGACCCCGATCCGAAAGTCAGTGGCGGGCATCATGGGCTACGACTGGCAGCCGACCGGCGAGTGGGCTGCCTACTTGAGGAAGCTGGACTGAGAAATGAGCCTGAACGATCGCGCCATGCTTGACCCCAGGTGGGCTTTCCATGCCCGGCCTGTGGTCGCTGGGGCGATGATCGCGGTGGGCGTGCTCTACCGGGTCTCCATGACCGCGCTGGGTGTGCCTGTATGGAACCCGTTCGCCACAGATGTCGGGGATCGTGAACCGGGTTCAATGCAGTTGTTCACCCCGATCTATGAGGGCCGCTGCCGGATCCAGCCCAACAAGGACTGGCGCGCCCGCAAGCAGAACTGGAAGGACGAGACGGTCACCGAACACGCCACCCGGATCCAACTCGACTTCCGCGGTAACACCCTGGGCACATTCCCGATCGTCCACGTCGGAGACATCTTCCGGGTAACTGAGGTGCTCACCCTCGGCGGGTATCCGGTGGATCCGCAGTTGACCCTGATGACGCACATCGTCCGCAACTTCACCCCTACCTCCAATTCGTGGCTGCGAAACCTGTTGTGCGACACCGACATGACTCAGGTCGATGAGTGATGGCCCCTCGCAGCGGAATCAAGTTCAAGGATGGGGTGACCCCCCGGCTGTTCAAGCTGCACCAGAACATCAACACAGCGCTGCAGGTGGGCATGTCCGAGTCGATGGCGCAGGCCACCAAGGTGATCACCGGGCGGGTGATCTCGGCGCACACCGAGACCGGGCGTCGCAGGGTGGCCGGGTTGCCGCCGCAGTTCCGGCCGCGTGCAGCCTGGTGGGATGGCCGTGGCCCAGGTCGTGTCGAGTCCGGCCGCCTTCTGGCCAGTGCCCGGTGGCAGTTGACCAATTCCGGTCGTGTCCTGACCGGCCGGGCCGGGTTCATCAATCCGCCCTCGTACACCGCCAAGCAGGAACTGGGCGACGGCAAGATCCCTCCGATGCTGGCTTTCCAGTTGGGGCACACCTCCTTCGCTGCCAAGTTCGATCCGATCATGCAGCAGCGGGTGGGACAGGCGATCCGGTCCTCGGTCAACAACAAGTTCATGCAAGTGCGGGGGTACTGATGGCTGACATGGCCCCGGTGCACCTCTGGCTGGTCCAGGTGCTCAGTGCCGAACTGGTTGCCCGGGGAGCGGCATTCTTCGATGGCAGGGTGCTGGACGGCGACACTGTGCCGATGATCCCGGGGCCGGCGCAGCAGGTCCGCCCGCACGCCGTGCTGTGGCTGGGTGACAACTCCAAGCACCCCTACGGCCAGGGCATCTGCGGCAGTAGGGACGCGCTGGGGCTGCTGCCGTTCGCGGTGCTGTGCGTGGCCAACGATGCCTACGGATGCACCCAGGTGCGAGACATCGTGACCCGGGTGCTGGTCGGAGCGACCCCGCCGGACAGCGGGGAGATCAATGACAGCGGCTCCTATGCGGACCAGCCGGTGCCCAGTTTGCTCAAGCCCGCCAGGTTCATGCGGACACTCGGGTTTTACGTCAGTGTGGGGGCCAGCGGGGCCTCCGGCGGTATCTAGAAAGGAGCAGTAATGCCAGTTTTCAAGCATTCGGTTACTGGTCAAAAGGCAGAACTGACTGCCGACTATGTATCCGCATTCCCGGAAGGCACCTGGGATGAAGTCGAGAAGGAAGGCCCCAACGAGAAGCGGGAACGTCAGCTCCGCGAGGCCATCACCAACAAGGTCGAGATCGAACCTGATGACGCTGAGGTCGAAGCCGACAACCGGATCGAAGCGAAGGAGGCCGTCTGATGGCCAAGATGCTCGCACCGAACACCACCATCTGGTTTGTCAAGGCTGTTGGGACGTTCAATCCGCTGGTGCCCACCGTGGCAGCTCTGTTGGTTGACATCGGAGCGTCCACGGCGATCAACCTGTCGGCTGCCATCGCGTCCGGCTATACGTTGAATCCGACCGACTCGGACACCGACGACAGCAAGACCATCGTGGACGAGACCAACACCTCCAGCCGGGGTGCGGCCAACTACGAGTGCACGCTGCCGTTCTACCGGGAGGCCGACATCGTGGCCAACCCGACCTCTGACTTCCAGATCGCCTGGGAGTTGTTCAAGACCAAGGGGGTGTACGGCACGGTGTTGCGCCGGGTCGGCAAGAAGTACCTCACCGCTCCGGTCGCCGCTGACCTGATCGACATCTTCACCGTGCTGTCTGACAACGCCCGTGACATCGAGGCAGACAGCGGAGGCCCTTACCAGTTCGAGGTGCCCTTCTTCTCACAGGGCTACGTCAACATGAACGAACCACTGGCATAAGGGAGATCAAGCCATGGCAAATCGAAAAATGCTTGCACCCAACACCACCATCATCTGGGTGCCGGAGGCAGGTCTCACCGTTCAGGGTGTGCCCACTACAGCCGAGATCAACGCCGGAGCCAACATCAGTTGCGCCATCGTCACCGGCTACACCCTCAACGCCACCGACTCTGACACTGATGACAGCAAGAGCATCTGTGACAGCGCGAATGTCCAGACCCCCACCTACGACAACTACGAGTGCACGCTGCCGTTGTTCCGCGGTGACCTGGTGGTTCCGACCTTGGTGTTCACCACCGCGTTCAATCTGTTCAAGAAGCCCGGAGCCCGTGGCTACATGTTCCGCCGGCTGGGTAAGGGCAATGCTGCTGTCGCCGCGGTCGGGGACATCTGGTCCTGGTACTTCCTGGAGTCGGATCTGCCCAAGAACATGGAGTCCGATTCGGGAGGCCCCTATCAGATGGAGGTGCCCTTCCTGCCACAGGGCTACATGAAACTGAACTACGCGCTGCTGACGTAGTTCACCAGACCCGTCGTGGCAGCGGCGGTGCCTGCACACCCGATTCCGCGCCTTTCGGGTGTGCAGGTCAGGGCACAACAACCAAAGGTGCAACCAGAACAACAACCAGAACAACAACCGAAGGCGCGCAATGACCAGTACCGAGGAAATGACAGATCAGGTGGAGAAGGCACACGACCATGCGGTGTTCAACATGGCTGTGTACCTGCGAAACGGCGGGGTGATCCTGCCCACCGACCAGGTGGACGTGATGACCGACGTCGAGGCCGGCTACGAGATCGGCAAGATCGAGATCGAGATGGACGAGTTGACCCAGCAGCACAAGGACTCGATGGCGGGTGTGCCCCAAGAGGAAATGGACGCCCTGGAGGCACGCAAGGAGGTACTCGCCCAGCGACTGTGGGCGTCCCGGAGCACCTTTTACATGCGGGGAGTGGCCCCCTACGCCATCGCCGCCATGAACCGCAAGATCAGGGCCGAAGCGGGAAAGCACAAGTGGGACGACCACACCATCATGGAGCATTCCGACATGGAGATCCTGCGTAAGACCATCTACAAGATCCAGGTGGGTGATCAGGAGGACACCCACGTCATCACCAACGAGGAGATCTTCCAGATCATGGACTCGTTGCCGTATCAGGAGCAGGAGAAGATCCGCAATATGGCCACCATGCTGAACTACGGCGTGGTGCTGGCAGACAAGCGGGCTGATGCCGGATTTCCTGGCGGAAGCCCTGACGTGGCCGCAGAACTATAGCTGCTACGTCGGACTGCGGACCGCACTCACCTGGAGCACACCCCCCACACAGATACTGCTGGACCTATATGAGACCAAGTTCGGGAAACGTTTCACCAAGCTGTTGGATCGCAGGCTCAAGTTGGCCTACCAGATCCTGCAGGACGAGACCTGTTCACGCTGCGGTGTTGTTTCTTGGCACGGTCGCAGCACCAACAACGTGGTGCAGTTCAAGATCGAGCAGTCGGTCTGTGAGGGGTGTGCCGCAGTTGACACCGATCAGAAGGAGCGCAGCAAGGACAAGCACAAGGAGGACACTCCAGGCGCCACCCGGTATGCCCAGGTTGAACATGCCTTCCCGGGTGAGCGGTTGCCGGGTCGGGACGACTGGATCCAGGAGATGCGGATAGATCGGGAACGCCAGGAGTTACGGCGTAGACAGCAAGAGGAGGCGACGGCACAGTGACCAGCGCGAACAAGTTCACGTTCGACGTAACTGCGACCGACAACGCATCGTCCACTGTCAAGACCATCACCTCCGCTGTCACCGGCCTGGTCAGTCCACTCAATGCCGCTGCCGCAGCCTTGGAGAAGATGGCGGTCGCCCAGAAGCAGTTGGGCATCAAGGTCAGCACCGCCGGGGCCACCACCGCGGTCAATACCACCATCGCCGCCATCGCCAGGCAGCAGGCGGCAGAGCAGAAGGCGGCCCAGACTCGGGCCAACCTGGTTGCCAGGTCGGGGGACCAGGAGCAGCGGGCACTCGATCAGATCAAGTTGGCCGAGGAGCGGCGGGCGGCGGCATCACAGCGGCTGTCCGCGGTGCAGCAGACCACCTCGGTGCAGCGGATCAGCGCTCTGGACAAGGAGATCGCCCGCTCACAGGCGCTGGTCGATCAGAACCGGCTGGCTGTCCAGGCGGCTCAGCAGGCGGCGGCTCTGGCTTATCGGCAGGCCCGTACCGGGACAGGCTCTGCGAACGGCACCGGGGCCGGCGATGCCCGGGCCAGTGCAGCAGCACAGCAGGCTCTGGCGGCATCACAGGGCCGACTGTTGGTGTCCGAGCGGGAACTCACCGCAGCGGTCGCACTACGCAACAAGGAACTGAATGCGGCTGCTGCCGCGCAGGCCCGGCTGAATGCCGCAGCCGCTGCTACTGCTGCCAAGGGTGTCTCCGCTTCCAATGCGGCTGCTGCAGCCCAGGCCAAGCTGACTGCCCAGTCCAGTGCCAATGCCGCCAAGAGCCAGGCCGCGATCGACGCTGAGGCCGCTGCTGTTCTGCGGGTGGTGCAGGTCAATGAGCGGCGGCTGGCACAGCAGAATCTGCTCGCTGCCAAGTCACAGGTAGGTGGTGCGGTACGGCTCGCGGCCCTGGACGCTGAGATTGCCCGTACCTCGCAAGTGGTGGCTGGCTACCAGGCCCAGGTACGTGCTGCGCAGCAGCTATACGCCACCACGAGCCGCGGTCGCACGATGGGCGCAGGAAACACTACAACGGGTGTGCAGGACGCTCAGAATGCCGCTCAGGCTTCTCGATTGCTGGTCCAGGCCCAAGCCCGGTTGCGGCAGGCAGAGCAAGACCTCACCACGGCCACCAGAGCCCGCAGTGTGGAGCAGGACAGGGCCAATCGGGCCACCCAGGCAGCCATCGATGCCAGCCAGCGGCACGAGGTCAGCCTCAACACCACCAGGTATGCGCTGTACCAGGTGGCTGCCGCCTACCGGCAGATGGCAATGGCTGCGGGCCAGGCAGTGGTTTCGGTGGTCAAGACCGCTATCGCCTTTGAGGCATCGTTTGCTCAGGTGGCTCGTACCACTGGCCTGGGTGCTGCGGTTCGGGATGGGTCACAGGAGGCGGTAGCCGAACTGGCAGTGCTACGGCAGAGCCTGGTCGGGCTGAGCCGGGACATCCCGGTAGCCTTCGATGCGCTCACTACCATCGCATCCCTGGGTGCCCAGTTGGGTATCGCATCTGCCGATGTTGCCCAGTTCACCGAGGTGGTGGCCAAGTTCTCGGCCATCTCCAACGTGTCGGCCGAGCAGAGCGCCACCTACTTCGGCCGGCTGCAGAACATCCTGGACGTGCCGACCGCGAAGTTCCAGAACCTGGCATCGGCGGTCACCCAACTCGGTGTCAACTCGGTGGCCACAGAGTCCGAGATCCTGGCGGTCGCCACCCAGATCGGCGCGATGGCCAACAACGCCGGGTTCTCGGCGCAGTACGTTGTCGGGCTGGCCACCGCACTGGCATCGGTCAGGGTTCAGCCCGAACTGGCTCGCGGTACCACCACCCGGGTGTTCCAGAACATCTCGCGGGCAGCCTCCGAGGGTGGGGATGCTCTCAATGCATATGCCAAGGTGCTCGGTATCACCGCCGAGGCGGCAGCGGCACTGTGGGAGAGCAACCCCGAGCAGTTCTTCTCAGGACTGATCAACGGACTGGGCAAGGCGAATGAAGCTGGGCAGAACCTGACCCCGATCCTGGACGAGTTGGGCATCAAGGGAGCCCGCGACGTCCCGGTCATCACCCGGCTGGCCAACTCGTACAAGCTGCTCGGGACATACACCGAGGATGCTTACTCGTCCTTTGCGGCTGGAACCTACCTGGACGTCTCGTTTGAGACCATTGCTGACAAGACTCAGGCCGCGCTCACCAAGATGGCTGGTAGCTTTGCCGCCCTGCAGGATTCGATCGGGGTTTCCTTCCTGAAACCGATCAAGTGGGTGGCCGACGCGCTCAACAACCTGTTCACCTGGCTCAGCAATCTTCCTGATGTGCTCACCGCATCCACCGTGGGCATTGTTGCTGCTGCTGCTGTGCTGTTCGCCTTCCGGGCTGCGGTTGCTTTGGCAGGTGCTGCGATATATGCCTTCTCGGCTGCGGCCAAGGGGCTGGGTGTGGAAAGCCTGCGGGCCGGCAATATCTTGCGAGTGCTTGTTCGTGAGCATGGTGCTGCTGCTGTTGCCGCTCGGGCCAATGCTGCTGCTACTGCTCAGGCGGCAGCCGCACAGGCTGCATTGGTTGCTGCGGCTACTCCGGCAGCGGTTGCTGAGGGCGCATTGGCAACAACCTTGGCTGTAGAGGCTGAGACTGCCGCTGCTGCCACTGTTGCCACTGGTGGTGCGGTAGTGGCCACCGCAGCGATCCCTCCGGTGGCGATAGCGAGTACGGGCGCTCTGGCTGGATTGGCTTCCGGGTTCCGGGCCTTGGCGGTTGCTATCGGCCCACTTGGTTGGGCGCTGCTCGGAATCGGTGCGTTGGTCGGGATTATTGCTGGGTTGTCCAATAGTGAAGATGAGGCGGCTATCGCAGCCGAGAAGTTGAAGCAGGAGCAGATAGCGCTCAATACTGCCTGGCAGCAGTCGGGTCTCGGAGCGGATGCACTGGCCAAAGCCATCCAGTCCGACACCCAGGCGTACAAGGATGCGGGGTATCAGGCGACCGAGGCCAACGGCGTGTACAAGGTGTTCAGCCGGACCATCACCGAACTGGCTGACGGCTCCAGGGTGGCCAGCACTTCGATCTCTGATGGTCTTGGTCATGGGCTCGGTGTTGCCGATGACATCGTTGTCAGAGGGGCAGGTCACTTCCAGGAGTTCAACAAGACCCTGGAGAATGCCACCGGGGTGCAGGGACCGCTTGCCAGCGCCACAGAGGACACCAACAAGGCACTCGGACACCAGGTCACAGCAGTTGGTGAGGCTGTGGACGCCTGGCGTAATGCCGCTCTGTTCGAGCAACTGAGTTCAGCTTTCAATACCCCTGAGATGCAGGATGCGATTCTGGCCTTGGGTGATGACTTCAAGGAGGCAGTCAAGATCGGCATCACTCCGGGGCCGGAGGGCGGGGCCGCCGGGATCAAAAAGTATTTCAGTGGGATCACCAACGCCATCGTGAAAGAGCGGGCAGATCTGCAGGCCAAGATTGCTGAGTTTGAAGCCTATGGCTATACCAAGCGACCTGGTGGCGCGGTTGATTTCAAACAGGATCAGATTGACCAGGCTGCCTACAAGGCTCGGCTGGCTCAGATCAATGCCACTTGGGATGCGATAGATGCACTGATCACCAAATTCCGGGAAGCGGACAACGCCATTGACCAGGCGACCATCAGCGGACAGATCAATGAGGTTCTCAAGGAGGTTGGCCTGATCGATGAGGAGGCTGTACCAGGTCTCGACGGCACCACGGCAGCGGCAAAGAGCCTTGCCGAGCAGCTCAGCGATACCGCTACCGCCTTCACCGACATGTTCGATGCGGCCTTCGCCGGCACCAATCAGACGGGTGCCCTGATCGACGCCTTCGAGAAACTCGGCGCCTCGATCAACGACAACGGCACCGACTTCTCCAACATGTCCGAGGCTGGACGAGCTAATCTGTCAGCCCTGGAGGACACGGTTGGTGCCTACGCGGACATCCAGGCCGCCGCGGTCGAGGACGGGTCGATCTCCTTCGAGCAGGCATCGGCCAACATGGCGGCCTTCATCTCCGACCTGATGAACCAGTTGTCTGCACAGGGGATCGACGTCAGCCAACTCGACTTCCTGGCGCAGTACGCCACCAACCTGAGCAACGCCGATTACCACATCACCATCGGCGCCGACAACAGCGCGGCTCTACTGGCCATTCAGCAGGTGGCCAACTTCGCGTCCCAGACGATGCAGAACTTCCGGGTGCTGCTCGGAGTCAACAAGCAGCACACCGACAGCATCATGTCCAGGGCTGGTCATCCATCGGGAGGGCAGCCGATTACCTCCAGGCCAAGAACCGCGCCGGCATCGGTTCGACCCACAGCACCCGACAGCGGGGCACTCAACGCTGCTCTTGCCTCCGGTAGGCAGGCGGCAGCGGCCAAGGATCTGGAAGGGGCACAGAAGGGTGCGGGAGCGGCAGGTAAAGAGGCAGGCAAGGCGGCCGAGGATGCGGCAAAGGGGGCTGCTGATGCCATCAAGGCAGAGTCCGATTATGTCAACAAACTGGCTGGTTATTTCAAAGACCTTGCGGGGGAAGCCTTTTCGGCTGTAAAGGCTGAGGGGCAGACCTTCGCTGCCCTGCAGAAACTAGGTCAGGGACTGGTGGAGAACGGCACTTCGTTCAACACTGTGACCGAGATGGGGCGGAAGAACTTCGATGCCCTAACCGATGTCCTCGACAACTTCGGTGCCACCCTGGCCGACCAGATTCAGCAGGGTGTGCTCAGTGCTGACCAGGCCACCGCCCAATACAGGGAGTTTGCACAGGGAATCTACGGCGAACTGACCCAGCTAGGGGTGTCGGCTGAGAACATCGCCGGGTTCTTCCAAGCCCTTGGGGTGGACGCCACCGGATGGACGGGGGGCACCGCGAGTATCCAGCAGTACTCGGGCTTCATTATCGCAGCTAAGGATTCTGTCAAGGGTCTTGATGAGGCGATGGTGGATGCCAAGGAAGCTGCTGACGCCTACTCCGATGCACTGAACAAGGTGTATGACCAGGCATTCGGGCTGGCTGAGGCCACCGACGCCATGTACACCTCCATCCACGCCTTGAAGGATGCCTACCAGGAGAACATCGACAAGGTGAAGGAACTCCGCAAGGAGAACAGCAGTCTGTCAGCCGATTTGTCTATCGCTGTAGCCGATAAGCGGCAGGCCACCATCGAGCAGGGCATCAGCAAGAAGTACGGCGAGACCGACCGGGCAGCTTCATACGGCGCCGATGCCGCTGCTGCCCAGGCCAAGATCACCGACATCACCGCCAACATCGCAGCCAACAACAAGCAGGCTCAGGCTCTGATCAACGGTCGGAACGCGCTTGCCGGCTACTCGGCAGAGGCCATCGCCAACCGGGCCGCCCTGCGTGATCTGCAAACCCAGATGATCGCCCAGATCGTGGCCTACGCGGCCACCGGAGCCAGCACTGCGCAGGTGGCTGCCTACACCGAGAGGCTGCGGATCAAGTTCGCTCAGGTGGCCTCACAGGCGGGCTTCACCAATGCCCAGATCGTCAAGTACACCAAGACCTTCAACGACTATGCGACGGTCATCCGCAGGGTGCCCAAGACCCTCACCGTGACCGCCAAAGCCAACACCGCCAAGGCGATCGACGCTCTCAACGCCATTCCGCAGAACAAGGTCCACACCACCTGGGCCACCATTGCCGGGGCTGAGTACAACCGGGTGCGATCCGCTCTGAACGCCATTCCGCAGCGGGTGGATACCGCAGTGCGGGTCAGTGACCCCAGCGGCAGCATAGGCGGCACACAGGGCGCCCTGAACGGAATCGCCCAGCCCATCAGTATCCCCGTCTATCTGGTTGTAACCACTCTGCTCAGTGCTATTGCTGCCAACCTTCTAGGTGAGTTCCGCAGGATCCTTGGACTCAACGAGGGCGGTCTGGTCACGCCCAACGGTGTGCGTGGCCAGTTCAGCAAGGGCGGCATCGTGCCAGGATTCCGCAGCGGTGGACTGGTTCCGGGCACACCTCCCAATGACCCAACGGTGGACAACCTGCTGGCCAAGGGGCCGGGTGGGATCTACACTCTCCGCTCCGGTGAGTACGTGATCAACCAACAAGGTGTGCAAGCCGTGGGGATGGCCATGCTGGACAAGATCAACTCCGGCAAGCTGCAAGGCGGCTATCAGGGCGGTGGTGGCGTCGGTTGGGGTGGTGGTGGTGGATCGGGGGGTGTGCTGATGGTGGAACTGTCCCCGGAGGATCGGATGCTGCTGCAGAAGCTGGACACCGCACGGACCCGGATCAACCTGTACGCCGACGAGCAGGTGATTGCCACCACCACCAACCGCGGCAACCGGAAACTGGCCGGGAGGGGGTCAGCATGAGCGCCATCCTGATGTGGATGATGGCCGCCAACGGCAAGGGTGCCTGGATCCCCTGCCCACAGTCACCGATGGAAGCCGCCAGCGAGGGTATCTCCGAGGAGACCCGGCTGCTCAACGGTGGCTCGTATGTGGTCCGCACCATGGGATCTCGTCGTAAGTACGACCTGATCTGGAGCGGAACGATCGCTGAACTGCAGCCCGTCAAGGATCTGTTCGACGGGGTGTACGGAATCGGTCCCTACTTCTTCCTGGACCCCATGGCCACCAAGAACGTCCTGCCCCCGCACTGGGCAACCCCATCACTGTCAGGAGGAAAACTATGGCCGACTCTGGTCAACTCGGCAGTACCGGTCATAGCGGCGACCACCATTTCATCGGTCTACACCCCGCCACCGTTCGCGGCGAGCTATACCTTGCCGTCAGCAATCCCTCTGTATGCAGCCACGACCCCGAAGTTGTTGATCCCTATTCCGCCGACAGCCACTCTGAGTTTGCGACTGTGGGGTTCAGTGACGGGAACAGCGACTGTGCAGTTGAGGCTGACGAACAGGACAACTGGTGCAGTCACCCTTTCCACTTTGACCCCAACTGCAATCGGGGCCATTACTTCCTTGTCGGGCGCTACCTATAGCCACGTCGAGTTCTTCATCACCAAGACCACTACCGCGGCATCCACCATCACCCTGGCTGCCTTCGTGGCCACGGTGGGTGTGCCTGCTGTGATCTGGGCGGCCGGCGAAGGCCACAGCGGTGTGGAGTTCCTGGGTCAACTGGGGCACACCAACTACCAGGCGATGGGGCTTGGACGCAAGATCATGGCCATGGCTGCTGTGGAGGTCGGGTCATGGCTGTGAGTGCCCGTGTGACCAACCCGGACGGCACCACGGACACATTCCTGGCTGATCGGGTCATCGGGGCGCTGTCAGCGATGTCAGCAGGCGAGGAGGCCACTCCGATCAATCCTGGGGACACCGCAGGAGCTACTCCGACCCTGGTGGTCACCGGAGTGGCCCGGGACCGCTCGGACCTGGCGGTCGGCAAGGGTCTGTACGTGGACGCAGAGGTGCAGGGTGTCGCCAAGGGCACCATTATCGAGTCCCTGCTGAACAAAAGCTCGAACATCGTCACCCTGACCGCTGACGCTCTGCTCAACAGGCTCAACGCCGATGTGCAGGCTTGGCCGATGATCGACGGCACCAGCATGAGTGCTGCGTTCATCTACTACATGAGTCTGGTCGGGATTCCTGCCGGCGATGTCGAGATCGACCCGGACATGGCCTGGAATGTGCACACCCTGCCCGGCTTCAAGGGCAACCTGTGGGACTACATGAAGCAGTTGTGCACTGCATACGGCTATCAGATCTACTCGACCGGAATCAAGGTCGGCATCACTGAGGTGAACCAGACCGAGCTGATGATCACCGAGTCTGCGGGCACCTCCCTGACGGTGAACAACTCGGATCGGGCAGTGAAAGTGCAGGTGCAGAACTACCGCACCACCGAATCCACCAATGCGGTGTTCTTCGCAGCCACCGAGGTCTACTCACTGGCCGCGGGAGAGACCCAGGAGATCAAACAGCAGGTGAAGGGCACACCCACCTCACTGCTCGACCCGGTGTGCGTCAGCGGCATCAGCCCCTACCCCTACACCAGCGCGCCGGGGCACTTCGGGCAGTACGTGGTCACCGGAGCGGACGGTTACATACTGGCCCCGCTCTACTGGACTGACAACGGGGGCAGCATCACTGCCAAGGTCAGCGAGGATGCCGCGGACGAGATCATCATCACGATGACTGCACCAGGGCTGACTTCCAGGGCGCCCTACCGGATCAGCGAGGGTGCAGCAGATCGGCCGGCGCTCTACATCACCGGTTACGGTGCGCTCTACGATCCTGAGCCGGTGGTCATCTACACCGGGGACTCGGATGCCCCGCAGGATCTGGTGGAGATCGACAACAAGTTCATCGGCACCGAGGAGCAGGCATATGACCGGGGTGTGCTGACCGCCGGACAGTACGGCGGCCCGCAGGTGCTACTGACCCTGACTGACATTCCGGCTCTGACTCTGCAGCGCAAGCCCTACATTCAGTACGCTCCGGCACCCAATTTGCTGCGCAATGTCCAGGCGTCCATGGGTCGGGCACATGGCCTGGTGGAGGGCTGGGGCACCTACTTCGGGTCGTTCATGGACATCCTGCAGGGAGTGGGTGACCGGGTCGGGTTCAACCTGCTGGTGGACAACCCGATCAACGGCGCTGCCGTATTGCGCTCCATGCCAGGTCCCACCAACTTGGGCAGTGACCCAGTGGCCGTGCTGGCTCAGCAACAATGGCTCACCGTGGTCACACCCGGCAGCACCTATGCAGCATCCTTCCGTTTGTCCAGATTGTCTGGGTCACACGGCCTGAAATGTGGCATCAGTTGGTTCAACGCTGATGGCGTGTATCTGAGTCAAACCCTGTCTGGTACAGGGATTTTCGTTAACGGTAGCATTTACACCTTCGGGATCAGTGGGGTGGCTCCGGCTACTGCCAGATTCGGGTGTGCACTCCTGAACTCCACCTCTACCCTGCCGATCGACTACCGTATCGAGGCTGCCCAGTTGTCTGCCGGGACCGGTGTGGTGCCAACGGCTTTCGTGAACATGCCAGCGGTTCCGGTGGCTACCTGGTTCGGCTCGATCGCTGGGGCATGTCTGCGATACGGGGACAGTTCATATCGCGTTCTGCGTGCTGATTACGGGCCACTCAGCGTGAACATGGCCCTGACCCGGTGTGCTCCTATTGCGGATTTCAACACTGTGTGGGCAGGGCAGACAATCGCTCAATTCAATGCCGCCATGGGTGAAATGAATCTGGCTCAGCACGCTGTACGGCCTCTGGCTGTGACGGTGTGATCACCCTTGAGCAGTGGCAACGGGATGTGAACACCACTATGGCCCGTCTGCAACGCAGGCAGGAGACTGTGGATGAGTTGTTGCTGCGAACAACTGAGATCACCTCGTTCGTCTCCACCTACACCGGTTATCTGTGGGCCTACAGCGGTGATGACATGGCACCCAGTATTGAGACATGGCAGCAGTTCCCGGAGTTGGCACTCAATTTCAGCACACGGGCCGGGCATGTCCTGATCACCATGACTGGACACCTGTATGCACTCTATGCGCTGGTAGGTCTGCACTTCCAGATTGAGTCCGTGAGTGGTGAGGTGTTCATTCCGCATGACGAAAGGCAGGGGTTGGTACTGGATGTCAGGTCACACCGGATTTCCACCAACTACAGATCCGCGGAGGAGTTCCTGATCACCCAGACACTGGCCCCCGGTGACTATGTGCTCACCGGATACGGGCACATCATTCCGGTGTCCGGGTTCGAGTCGTCAGTTTGGGTACACCTGTTTGACGTCGGTGCAGCCGTGAAGGATTTGCGATGAACGTCGATGCGCCACCCGGAATGCAGCAGTGGATTCGGGAGACCGATGCCAAACTGCTCCAGTTGGATCGGCAGCTCACCGCTAATGAGGTCAAGCTGGCCAACCCCAAGCTCCGGCAGTATGCGGCGGCAGCCACGGACGAGACCATCCTGGTCGGGCCTACAGGTGCTGCGGGCCTGTCCAAGATGCCAGTGGATTCCGGTCCCAACGTTGTGGTCACCACCCTGACCGGTCTGTTGAAGATCAGCATCTTCTGTTTTCAGGAGATGATCTGGGACGGGTCTATCAGTTGCTTCGGGTTGGGCGGAATGTCCTTCTCGATCACCGACGCCTGGGATGCCGGAACAGACCTGGGTGACGAGTACACCCGTGCGGTGGCCCGGCAGTACACCTTTGATGTCGGTTACCCACCATATGGCCAGGACTCCACATCGCTGTCACAGATTCTCCAGGTTCCGCCGGGCACCTACACAATCCGTGCTGAGTACCTGTACCAGACCTCTGATGCGTCCATCCATATGGAGTGGTCGGCCCGTACGCTCATTGCACAGCCCCTATAGGAGACCCGAATGGCACTGACCACGAGCGGCTTCTGGTATCCCGACACCACAATGCCTGTGGCGCCTTTGGAGGCCCTGTTCGCGGCGGTTGCCTCTGCTCTTGAGACCCAGTACCTGGATGCCAAACCCAGCCTGCTGTACAAAGCCACTGGCGGGGTGGGCACTTCTGCCAGTACCACACCTGTGAGCATTCTGTCCAGTGGAAGCGTTATCCTCAAACCAGGCACGCGGCTGTTGGAAATCGCAGGTGGAGCGATCATCGGGGCCGATGCGGCAGCCACTGCCCGGGCCTACCTGACCGGAACAGTTGGGACTGAGTTCAGAGTCATTCAGGGTACGGCCACCTCGAATGTCGATGGGGGCCGTGTAGCAGGAGGTCGGACAATGCATTTCACCGCCAGCGGGACTGCGACTATCTCGCTGATGATGCTGCGGGTGAGCGGGTCCGGCACCCTCACCGCGGCTCAAGGCACGCTTTCCATGATTGATCTGGGGCCGGCGTGACAACCGCCGTAGCGCCGAGCAAGGGGGAGCCGTCAAGCAATCTTCCAATTCCTGATCCAACCTTGCTCACCGGTCAGTCGATCAAGGACTCGATTCGGGCCGAGCGTAACCTCTCCAAGGCTGTTGCGGTGGGTGAGCGGTTTCGCCATGATGCCGACTTCAACAAGTTGAAGGGCGAGATCAATGTCGTCCTGCAGCGCATCAGTGACAGCGACGTCGCACTGCGGCTGCTGTCGGACACTGTGAATAAGGTACCTTCCGAAACTGACCTGAAAACCGGACAGCTAGGCGCCTTGATCGAGGAGAAGTTCAAGGGCGTCTACGCTGTGCTGGCCGAGCGCAAGCAGCAGGCCACCGAGGCCGCTGCCCTGGTGGACACCGCGCTCAAGGCGGCATTTAAGTCTCAGCAGGATGCTGGCGCCGAGCAGAACAAATCGAATGAGAAGGCGATCGCGGTCAGCAGTGAGGCCACGGCCAAGACGATTGCCAAGAACGAGCAGTTAGCCACTGCCGGTATCGCCGCGCTGGAGGCCCGATTCGGTGAGTTGAAGGATCAGGTCGCGGATCTGCGGGTCGATGTCCGGGCGGTGTCATCGGCCAAGGCCGGTAGCAGCGCAGCCCTAGCCACCATCATCTCGATCATCGTGGCTGTAGTCGCCATCATTGGTCTAGTAGTCACCGTTTTAGCCACCCGCACATGAAAGGCGCGCAATGAAAGAACAACCCGACGAGGACATCGGCCATCTGCTGCCCCAGGCCGACTGGGATGCGGTGAATGCTGAGCGTGATCGACTGCTCAAGGAGCAGCAACAGAAGGCGGAAGCAGCGATCGAGCAGGCAAAGCGTGATGATTGCTGACTACGCCGGGGCGACGGTACTGGAGGCTGCCAACTACATTGCTGGTGAGTACCCGAAGAAGCTGATCACCCTGCACGATGTCGAGTCGCCGGAAGGCAAGCTGTGGGCCGAAGTGCTGATGGGGCCGGCATGGTTCGGCAAGAAAACCACCCAGGCATCCTGCCAGTACATGGTGGACGAGGACTCGACCGTGCAGGGTGTGCCCGAACTGGCATGGGCCTTCCACTGCGGCAAGCCGGGATCCAAGATCAGCATCGGTATCGAGCAAGCCGGCTATGCCAGGTTCACCCGGGCCGAGTGGATGACACCCTCGATGGTCAAGCAGCGGCGCCAGTTGGTTGCACTGGGCCGCGACATCATGCGCCGCCGGGACATCCCGGCCCGGTGGGCCACCCATCAGGACATCCGGGATGCGGTACGCGGTGAAGGCCCTGGCGGCTGGTGCCACCACTACGACATCACCGATGCGGTCGGAGGCACCACCCACACCGACACCGGGAAGTTCTACCCCGATGACCTGCTGATGGCCGAGCTGCAAGGTGTCAGCACACCCCCCGTCATTCCAATCCCTACCCCCATTGAGGAGATCTTGATGTTCACTTTCAGCCACGAGGGCATGAGTGGGGTGTGCTTCGGTAACGGCACCTACCTCCTGTTCAAGAATGCCAAGGACTACGACGACTTCCGGTACGTGCACGCCGAGATCTTCGGCCCGGACACCATCACCTCCTGGCCCCAGAGTGCCGGGGAGATCAGCAATCTCAATGCATTGGGGAAGGCGTTGTGACCGGCCCGGTGGTCGGCACGATTGTCAAGTCCACCTCTGACCTGACACCTAAAGGTGCTGCTGGATATGCCAAAGCCTTCGTGTCGGGGACTCTTGCCGCTCTCACAGCGACTGGATTTGCTCTGGAGGACGGGCGCATCACCTGGTTGGAAGGGATCAGCATCGCCACTGCGTTCGTGGTTGCTGCTGCTGGGGCCTACTTCCCGGCCAACAAGGTGGTTCCGGTCGTTGTAACTACACCTCCCCCGGGGACCGTGATCTGAGATGGCTGAGCCGTATGCGGGTTACTTCGCATCAGACCTTGTGTATGGCTCAGCCATGTGTGCCCAGATGTATGAGATTGTTGGACCAGTGGCTGACAACCACTTCCACCCGCTCAGCACACCATCGGGGATTCTGGGAGACATGTTCCCGGGTGCCGCAGTATTTCCAGGTCTAACGATCTACCCGGAGGTTTGACATGGCCGACCTGCCGGGCAACGTCACTTACTGCACCATCAATGGGCGGCTGATCTATGCCGATGCCGACACCAGCGGTGATGTCAACGACCTGCCGGACATGACGCCGGCCACCGGCCGGATGTACCTGACCCCCAACACGCTCTATGTCCGGGATCCGGCAGCCGATGTGGTGATCGTGCCCCGGACCCATGTTGTCACCTTGTTGGACGGCTATATCGTCAATCCAGGTAATCCTGCCCAGTCGTACATCAAAGTCGTGGCCAGCGACAACCCCAACATGTTCCCGCGGGACTGGACATACACGGTTGTCCTGGAGCTGGATGGAGTCAGCCCGCTCAAGATCCCGCCGTTCGCCTTCCAGGCGCTGGGTGGAGTGACGATGAGTCTGGCTCAGATCGTGCCCACCGAGGTCAGTCCTGGCTACGGTCTGGCCCAGGCTGAGGCATCCGCCATCGCCGCCGAGTATTGGGCGAGTCAGGGCATCTACCCGATCTACCACGGATCCAATGCCTCCTTTGCACGGCCTTCCAATCCCGCTGCCGCCTTCTGGTTTGGCACGGTGACCCCGCTGAACCTGGCAGAGGGTGACGTGTATTGGTTCGCAGAGGTAGGCCCATGACCACGTACAAGGTGAGCAAGGGCTGGCTGTTCCAGGGGGGTGTGCTGCACCGGCTCAGGCCGCAGTTCTCCTGGACGGTGAACCCTTTGCTCTACCCGTCCTCGATGACGTTCCCGGGGGCCATGACCTGGCCGTATTCCGATGCAGTGGTGATTGACGAGTCCCTGCCAGGTCTGGACGTGTTCCCTTCTGAGACGCTCTACCCGGAGGAATGACTATGCCATATGTACCGCAGACCTGGCATGACCTGCCTGCACAGGACACACCCATTAATGCTGCACGGCTGGCGTTCATGGAAGCTGGCATTGGTAACGCCCAGGACAAGGCAGACGCGGCCAGCCCAAAGGTCAACCTTCCTATCAATGCCAAGGGAGATTTCGGGGCGGTTGGTGATGGTGTCGCTGACGACACAACGGCGCTGCAAGCCTTCGTCACCGCCTGTGTGACCGGGCACAAGGCCGGGTTCATCCCCCAAGGCACGTACAAAATCACTGCGGCACTGAACTTTTCGTGCACCTACGGGTGGGCCATCAAGGGTGCCGGGCGCGGGTCGGTGACCATCAAACAAGCCACCGACAACACCGCGATCTTCAACCTCGGCTCGGACACAGTCTCGTACATGCACTCGTGGGAGATCAGTGGCATCACCTTCGACTACACCAATGTGCAACCGGCGGCGAACACCTTGGCGAATCCCATCCTGTTCTCGCAGATGGCATACGAGGGCCGTATCCAAGACATCACTTTCGCCCGCGGTTCGTACGCAATCCGGGTGGCTTCCGGGATCGGCGGACCGTGGGGCGTCACCTGGGACGACCTGGTTTTCGGCGCTGAGCTGACCCTGGGGGCGATGGATTGGTCCCTGTGTGTGAACTCTGTGCCCAACAACCACTTCGGCCGGATGCTGATCAACTGCCACATGATGGTCGGCCCGGTGTTTTCGATCCGGGGCTACAACTTCGTCATCGACACCCTGGAGTTTCTGGCAGCCAACCTGGGGCCGAAGCTGATGGTCTTTGCCGCCAACTCCCGGGTGTCGATCGGCACCCTGAAGCTGGAGAACGGCACGTACGCGGCAGCGCAGCCGCTGTTTGAGTTTCAGACCACCGGAGTGGCTGACATCGGGTCCATTTTCATCGGCGGCAACGCTATGAACATCACCGGCAGCCCACAGCTGGTGTCGCTCGGGTCCGGCGGCGGAGGGGCGGGCGGAAGACTGAAAATCGACCACATCGAAGCTGGCGCCACCTCGATGACGGGCGCCTCGTATCTGATAGTGACCGGTGCCGGGAACAACGTCTCGGTCGGTGAGGTCAAGATGTCCGGCGGGTGGGTCCTGGCCAACCCCGGCTCATCAGTAGGGCCGGACAGCATCAAGGTCGCCACCTGGCTCAACGATCAACTGAATGCAGATCGAGGCGACGCCAATTACAGCCCAGTCGTGGGCGATACCAACATCAACCGGTTCGCCACGCCGTTCACTGCCGTGCGGACCATCACCCTGCCGGCAGACAACAATTTGCACAACGGCCTGTATTACGAGTTCGTCTTCGACGGTGCGATCAATGGTGCCAACAGCGCGCTGATCAAGGTCGGTGCGACCACGCTGTCCACTGTGACGCAGGACAAGACGACATACCGATACACCTGGCGGCGACACCCTACTCCCGCCAGTGGGTGGACCCTCACGAAGTACAACCTGCGCCCGGACGCACCGGGCGCCACTCCGCCCCAGGTCAACATTCAGATCTTCACTACCAACGGCACCTGGACGAAGCCCACCACGCCCGCCCCGACTATTGTCCGGGCGTACATTGCCAGCGGCGCTGGCGGCGGCGGCTCAGGTCGGCGCGGTGCTGCCGGGACCATCCGGTGCGGCGGCGGTGGCGGTGGCGGGGCGGGCCGGACCTTCGTGGAGATCCCGGCGGCCGACCTGGCGGCGACACAGGCTGTCGTTGTAGGCGTGGCCGGAACGGGAGGCGCGGCGCAGACCGTGGACAGCACAGACGGAAACCCCGGCACCGCGGGCACTGCCAGCTCGTTCGCGGGATTCCTGTCACGACTAGGCGGCGCAGGTGGCGCTGGTACGGCGACCACCGGGCTCGGCGGCGCGGCTGGGGCCGGGATCCCCTACAGCGGGGGCGGGGGCGGCGCGGCGAGTGTTTCCGGTGGTGCCGGTGCTGGTGGTCCGGCGCCAACCGGAGGCGGTGGCGGTGGCGGGTCCGGTGGTG